AACCACAACGCCGACATGCCACTGGCACGTTATCCGAAGACGCTCAAGCTCTACGTTGACGACATCGGTCTTCGCTATGAATTCCCTGTGCCCTATAGCAGCTACGGGAAGGATTTAGCTACCAACATCCGCGACGGGATCATCTCCGGGAGCAGCTTCAGCTTCACGGTTGCGCGGGGCGGGGATGAGTGGGCGGTCGAGCAAGGCCGCTCCACGAGATTGATCAAACGCGTCGATTCTCTGATCGATGTCGGGCCAGTCACCTTTCCGGCCTATCCCGATGCCGACGCCAAGGTCGCGATGCGTTCCTATGACATGTTTCGCAAGTCGAAAGGACTTGCGAAGCCGCGAGTCTACCTTTCGCGAAGCGGAAGGCTCGACAGCATTCTGAAGCGCGCACGGACTTCCTTGGCCGATTACATTCGGAAGCATGGCTAAATCCGGCGACGTTTGTCCCAGTTGTCGCAACGCACGCGTAGGCGTTTATGCCAGCCAGTGCCGCGGCGAATACCAAGCCCGCTATCTGCGCTGTCAGAAATGCGGCTACACGACGAAGAGCGTCGTGCCATCGTCTGAAATAAGGCGCCGGTCGCTGCTACCTAACTAGGTAAGCACAGCGTTCTCTATCTGGATGGGTGGCCCCCTCCCGGTCTAGCCTGCAAGTGTCGAGGTTATCGACACACACGCACGCGACACTCAGGAGTCATCTCGTGGCCGCCTCCCAAATCAAAACGCTTCTTGACGAACTCGCCGCCATCCTCGCAGAGATGGGCGCCCTCGATGACGGCGCGACCGACCTGCTTGAGCCGACCGGAGAAGAGGCGAGCGTCGTCGTCGGTGACGCCGCTGCCGCCGAAGGCGAAGACGAGATGTCGAGGGCGTCGGACATGCCCGAAGGCGAGGACATGCCGAAGGAAGACGAGGAAGAGGAAGACCCCGAGATGGTCAAGGCCCGCTCGCTGGAGCGGCTGATGAAGAAGGCCGAGAAGGTCAAGGCCAAGATCGACTTTTACGAGCGCAAGGCGGCCAAGGAGGCCGAAATGCGTGCTGTTCTGGAACGAGCCGCCCCTGCCGAAACCCTTGAAAAGCGAGAAAACGCCATGAAGCGAGTCTTTGCCGTCCCCGCGTCGCACTCCAACCTCCGTGCCTTCCGTGGCGACAACGCCGCGGAGCGGGCGTACCGGGCCGGCATGCACATCCGCGGCTACGTCTTCGGCGACGCCGAAGCCCGCCGGTGGTGCGCTGACCACGGCGTCGAGACCCGCGCGCAGGCCGGCGGCATCAATTCGCTCGGCGGCGTTCTGGTTTCCGAAGAACTCTCGACGGAAATCATCCGTCTCGTCGAAGAGTACGGCGTGTTTCCGCAGTTCGCCCGCCGCGTGCAGATGAACAGCGACACGCTCGTCATCGCACGCCGGAAGAGCGGCCTTGCGGCCCGCCCGGTCGGCGAGAACGTCGAGATCACCGACAGCAATGTCGAGTTCGACAACGTCCAGCTTGTGGCGAAGATTTGGGGCGTTGCGAACCGCATCCCCAACTCGCTGCTTGAGGACTCCGTCATTGATCTGGCAGATGCGATGGCCGTCGAGGTGTCACAAGCCTACGCAGAAGCCTTCGATAATTCGGGCTTTATCGGGGACGGAAGCTCCACGTACCACGGGACGGTCGGCGCTGCCGTCGCCATCGTGGACGGGACGCACAGCGCCAGCGTCGTGACGGCGAAGACCAACAACACGACGTTCGACCAGCTTGAGCTTCGGGACTTCACGAGCCTGATCGCCAAGCTCCCGATGTACGCCAAGCGGAACGCCGCTTTCTACATCTCGCCGGTCGGCTTCGGCGCCGCGATGACCCGCCTCGCCCTGAATCCGGGTGCGGCCACCAGCGGCGTCGGAACGCAGACCAACAGCGGCGGCGGCAACACCGTCAACGATGTCGGCAGCGGCTGGAACACGCTGAATTTCCTCGGCTTCCCGGTCCGGCTGACTCACTCGCTTGAGTCGAACCTGACCGGCACGACCGGCAAGGTCGCTTGCCTCTTCGGCGACCTCTCGCAGGCCGCTGTGTTCGGCGAGCGTCGTGCCATCGGCATCCAGACGGCCCGAGAGAGGTACATCGAACTGGATCAGACTTTGATCCATGCAACAACGAGAAACGCTATGGTTGTAACGGACCTTGGCGATTCGACGAAGGCCGGCCCACTCGTTGCCCTGAAGTTCGCCTGACCCACTTGACCCTCTAGGAGACGAAGTCCGTGAATCATCTTGAAAACAGCAAGTCGGTGGCGAGCCTCGTGGCGACCGGCAGTTCGGTTGCCGCCGGCACCGTGGCCCTGACGGTCGATACGCTCGGCTACGAATACCTGTCCGTGGACGCGGTCTACTCGACCTGCAATGCGAACAGCGCCGTGGCGAGCATCTTCACGCTTCGGGCTGGCGACACCGTGGCGGGTCTTGCCGACTACACCGCGACCTACGGTTCGGTGTCCGGCATCACCAGTTCGGCCAACACGGCGGCCTCGCAGACGAGCGTGGCGACCGTGGCCCGGCTCGACTTCGACCTCCGCGGCAAGCCCCGCTACATCAGTCTGGCGACGGCCCCGAACGACACGGCGGCGAGGGCGATCCTCGTCGGCCGCCTGTCGAAGGGCGCCGATGGCCCGGACAGCGCGTCCGAAAAGGGCGTCCGCGTGAAGTACAGCGGCTGATCATTTGACAGCCTCGACACATTAGATGGCGGGTACGGGCTTCCGTACCCGCCATCTTCTTTTCTGGAGGCAGTGAATGATCGTCAAGATTGGTTCGACGGACATGGACGTTCGCATCGAATGCGTGATGAGTGGCCCCCGCTTTGGCCCCATCGCGAACATCTTCGGCTGGGCGCAAGCGCTTATGCCGCTCGGGATTCGACCGACGCTCGGACAGGGGGCGCTGTGGCCTCAGGTGATTCAACGCTGCCTAGAACAGTTTGCGGATTCGACGGAATACATCCTGACGACCGACTACGATTCGTTCTGGGATCGCAAAACGGTTGAGGAGCTTGTCGGCATGGCAATGGCGCTCAACTGTGACGCCCTCGCGCCATTGCAGGTCAAACGCGAGGACGGCCGGCCGATGTTCACTCTCCCCGGCCAGCTTGACGCCCCGCCGAAAGACGGCTCGACCCAGTTGCCGATTGAGTGGTTCTGCGAGCCTGTGCAAGAGGTGGACAGCGCCCACTTCGGATGCACCGTCATCAGCACCAAGGCGCTCAAGCGGACGCCGAAGCCTTGGTTTCAGGACATCCCGAATGCGGCCGGCGAGTACGGTGACGGCAGGACGGACGCCGACATTTTTTTCTGGCGCCAATTCAAGAAAGGCGGCAACAGGGCGTACGTCACTCCGCGGGTGTCCATCGGTCACGGCGAGTACGTGGCCGTGTGGCCGGGCAAGGAACTGCAAGCCCCCGTGTTTCAGTATGTCGGCGATTACACCGCGAACGGCGCACCCAAAACTGCATGGAAGGCTCCCGGCGCATGAGAATCAAGCTTGTGAAGCGGTATTCGACCTACCACGCCGGCAAGGTCGTCGAGTGCGAGGACGAGACGGCACGGCGGCTGATCGCCGACGGCGTGGCCGTGAGCGAGGAGCCAGCCCCTGCCCCGGCCATCGAGACAGCGGCAGTGGAACACCAGACGGAAGTGGCCGCGGCCACCCCACGGAGGACACGACGAAGTGCAGTACCGAAGCCTGAAAGTCGCGACGCCGCCGGCAGTTGAGCCGGTCACGCTCGCCGAAGCGAAGCACCATTGCCGCATCGATACGTCGAACGACGATGCGTACGTCAGCGCCCTGATCACAGCCGCGAGGGAGTGGTGCGAGTCCTACTGCGATGAAAGTTTCGTCCACAGAGAGTACGTGATGAAGCTCGATTCGTTCCCCGTGGAAATCGAACTGCCGAAGCCGCCGATGGCCTCGGCCGGCACTTGCACCGCCGTGTCGGTGACGTACACGCTGGAAAGTTCCGCGACAGTCACGCTTTCGGAGACGCGATACCGCGTTGACAGAGACGCCCTGCCGGGTGTCATCCGGAACAACTACAGCGGCTCGTGGCCCGCACACAGGCTCGACCAGAACGCCATTACGGTTCGCTGGTGGGGCGGATACGGCCCGGACGGCTCAAGCGTCTCTCAGAAGATCAAGAGCGCGATCCTGTGGCTCGTCGGGCTGTGGTACGAGCGCAGGATGGCGGCAGACGCCGCGAGCCTCTCAGAGATTCCGTTCGGCGTGAAAGCGTTGCTCGATTCATCCAGATGGGGGAGCTACCGATGAGTTTGCTCGGACGATTCACGATTGATGTCAACTTCACTGATTCGTCCATCGGCGATCCGACGAAGAGCGTCAAGACCGTCTCGCTTGCGCACGCGACGGAGTACAGCAGCGGCAAGGTGGCGGTCGTCACCGGCACCGTTGGCACGGCGGTCATCAACGTGGATTGCAACACGCCCGCGTACACGGATTCGTCCGGCGCCGCAGTCGTGTTTTCCTCGATCAGCCGCGTGGCATTCTCGGCGACGGGGGCGAACATGGTCAGGTGCGCGAGCGACCAGCTAGACGGCGTCGGGTACGCGATGACCCTCTACAGCCGCGCGAACCAGATCGCCGTCAGCGAATCGATTGAGGACAACGAGTTTGAAATCGGCGTCGTCGGCACAGCCGGGACTAGCTCATACACCATCATTCTGTACGGTTCATGATAGACCCCGGAAAGCTGCGCGAGCGGATCACCATCGAGCAGGCGACGGAAACCCGCAACGCAATGGGTGAGTCCGTCATGTCGTGGTCTACGTTCGCGGAGCGGTGGGCGAGCGTCGAGGGACTTTCCAGCCGCGAGGTTCTCTTGACCGGGCAGCAGCAAACCGAAATCAGCCATCGCGTTCGGCTGCGTTACGTGGAGGGGTTCAAGGGCACGATGCGGATTGTCTGGAGAGGGAGAGTGCTTGAGATTGCCTCGCTTCTGGAGCACGGCAACAGGAGCGAACACGAGGCCATATGCACGGAGAGGGCAGACTGACATGGCTACCGCCGGCATCATCCTCACCGCAGACATCCAGAATCTGACGGAATTGCAGGAAGCTCTCAGGAAGGCCCTGCCTCCAGAGGCAAAGGCGGAGATTCTTCGCGCTGCGATGGAAAAGGCCATCGAGCCGCTTTTCAACAGGCTGAAAGCGGTCACGCCGGTCGGCCCAACCGGAAACCTGAGGCGAGCGGCGGCGAAGAAGGTCGTCGCCTACCCGAAGAGCGGAAATTGCGTTGGCCTCGTCGGCTACAAGCGTGCCGGCTCTGGCAGAAGTCGTTCGGCGCAGGGGGGCCGCGTCCGCACCGGCCGAGACAGGGCTTTTCATCAGTACTGGCTTGAGGAAGGCACGCTCCCGCGGCTTGTGACCACGTATTCAAACACCACGTACGGCAGAAGGGGGCACCTTCGCCGGCTCCCCGGCAGACCGGCAGTTGAGGTTCGCCCGCACATGGTCAAGGGGCAGAACGCCTATATCGCTTCCAGCTTCAGCAAGCTTGGCCCGTTCAAGTTCGTCCCCACGCCGCGACCGCCCAAGGGCGAGGAGGGGCACCGCGTAGAGACGGAACCCGGATATCCGCAGGCGTACTTCAAGAAGAGCAAGACGCCGATCCAGATTCCGCCGATGCTGCCGGGCGGAAAGGGACAGCCACCCATAAAAACGGCGTGGAACGACACAAAATCCGTTGTGGCCGAGATTTTGTCTCGCGAGCTTCGCATTTCGCTTGAGCAGGCGTTTCAGACTCTCGTCCGCACCTCCACGGGGACACTCTGAAATGAGCGTAAAAGCACCAGAGCCACTTCTGGCCGACGCGCTCAAGTCAGACCCGTCCGTCGCGGCGATGGTCGGCACGCGGATTTACCCGGTGCTGGCGCCGGCGACCGCCGCGATCCCGTTTATCACGTGGCGTCGGGTGGCAGTACAGCGGGAAATGACCCTGTCGGGGCCGGCGGGGATTCCGACCGTGACGCTTCAGGTTGACCTCTACTCAGAGACGTACGAAGGCGCCAGAGAGCTTGCCGACAAGTGCCGCCATGCTCTGGATGGGTGGGGGGGAGCTTTGGGAGACTGGATCACGGTACGGAACGTCAGTCTTTTGAACGAGGCTGACGGATTCGTGACGCTGGCGGGAGGCGACCTCCCGCCCGTCTACACCGTGAGTCAGACATACACAATTCTTTGGCAGGAGATTTGAAACGTGAGTTATCTGACGCCGCACAACGGAAACGCGACCACCAAGGGGACCGTTCTGCGTTTTGACGCCAGCATCTACACGGTCACCAACATCGTCGTCGCAAACACGAACCCCGCCGCGGCGGAGTCCAAGATCGACGTTAGCCATCTCGGCCAGACGACCGGAGAGCAGGCCGCACGGATCGACCGCCCGCTTGTCGTGCCAGACGAGAACGGCAATTCGGGTCGTCAGATCACGTTCGACTACATCGCCTCGACCTCCACGGCCTCC